CGCTTCACGCTGCCGATGGCCTCAAGGGTCAGCTGGTTGCCCGCGATGGCAAACGCCGCCGCGTCGTTCATGATCATGTGGCGATTGTCCTGCTGCACCGCCATTTCGTTCAACCGCTGTGCAGCCGCCGCCACAGACCCATAGCTTGCGGGCGTGGTGCCGGGGGTGCCGACCGAGTTGTAAACGGACGTATACAGGCCAGCCAGCGACCGATCCACCGTGTTGGCGAGGGTGATGGCGGCGGGCTTAATGTAGCGCTCCGAATATTCCTCAATAGACAGGGTGAGGTCTTGGGTCGAGAACTTCCACGACACGTGCTTGCGCTGATCGACCGTAATGTTGGTGGTCTTTTCTTCCACGTCCTGATTGACGCGGGTAGCGCCATCGGCGGTGTAGAACTTCACCGGCTTACGGATCGAAACGGTCGAACCCTGCCCGCCGCTGAACTCTTTCTTGTATTCACGGTGGACGCAGTTGCCGAAAACGAGGTTGTTTTCCAGCTGCATCAACGCCTCTTTGGCGATCATGCTTGGGGTGATAATTGCGTTAGCCATTGGTCACACTTTCTATTTGATTTGGCCCGACTTCCGCGCGGCGATGTATTCCGACATCGACATTTTCGCGGGGTCTTTGGTTGCCGTCGCCTTTGAGCGAACGGGCGAAACCGGGTCCGGGGCCTGTGTTTGCTTGGGTGCCTTCGGGAGCGATACCTGAGCCTCAATGCGGCCAAGGGTTCGCGCCATTTCCAGCGGTTGCATTTTTGCAATCCGGGCGGCTTCTCCGGGGTTTCGCCCCAAGAAATAAGCAATGTCCGGCCCCATGTCTGAGGCCCCCATTACTTGCACCATCGCCTCTGTGATTGGCAAAGCAGGATTGCGCGCCACGGCGTCATAATCGGCGTAACGAGAACGGGCTTCGGCCTCATGGTCGGCCCATTGCTGGGTCAACACCTGCTGCTCTTGCTCGCTCAGTGCCTTTAGGGCGGCTTCGCGTTCCTGTGATTGTCTTTCGATCTGGGCACGTTCACGCGCGCCCATTTTGGACATGACGTTGTGCGCGGCCATTTCGGCCTGCCATTCGTCGTAATCCTTAAAGTCTTCACGTTTCGGGGCGGGGCCAAGATCCTCGCCACTCTCTTTCAGCCGCTTGCGGAGAACTTCGTTTTCCCGCTCGGCTTCTTCCTTCGCTGCATGGAGGCGTTCAACTTCCGCCTTGCGACGTTCCCGCCGCGCCTTTGCAGGGCTGATTTCGTCTTTTTGTTCACCGTCCTCCGGTTCTTCCGTCTCCGGTTCGTCGGTTGTCTGGTCTTCAATGGGCGCGACAACTTCGGCCACGACTTCATCACCCGCCTCAAGGGCAGGGGTTTGCGGTTCTGTCATTGGTTCCTCTTAGAAGTTTGGCCCCATTCTGGGCTGGAAAGCGCCTTGCAGCGCACGGGCGACCGCAGCGTTTACCGCCTGATCGATTGCCGCGTTCATCTGGCCATTTTGCATGGCCAATTCCAAAGCCGCCTGCGCGGCCTCCGTTTGTGCTTTCTGGGCGTCCGCGTCGGCTTCCTTCGCCTCGGCTGCGGCTTTCTGCATTTGGATCTGCAACGCGGCCTGCTGGACTTGCTGCTGCTGCTGTTGCTGCTGCATCGCCGCCTGCATGGCCTGCTGCTCTTCCGGTGTCATGTCCTCCGGTGCCGTCATACCGGGGGGCAACGCCTTCTTGAGCCTGTCCGCGATCTGATCGGCTCCGGGCCAGTCCATATTTTTTGCCACAAGGTCCATAATCATTGGGCCGGCACTCGGCATGGAGCGGATGAAATCCATCATGCTTGCCGCCGACTCTTGCCGCTTGGTCGTGTAGTTCGGCCCGACATTGACGCGCACGTCATATTTACCCGCCCGCAAGTCGTTGACCATCTGCACCCCGTCCTGCGTGATTTGCAGGCCGTTGATTTCCTCCTGGCGCTGTGTTCCGTCCTTGGCCACAACCCGGATCAATCGGTTCGTGTCGTAGACGCGGGGAATCATGGAAACGATTATGCGCCCCGAATGCTCAATCGCGCGGGAAAGGTTGTCGGTATAGATCGACGTGGAAATGTCGCTTTCCATCTGGCGCTGGCGAATGGCAACGCCGCTATTCTCGTTGGACCGTTGGCCAAGGCCGGAGTCATAAATGCCGGTCGTGGCCTTCATGTCTTCGGCGGCTGTCATGACCTCCTGCGTCATGCCCTGCGATGATACAGGCGGCATTGACCGCGACGGCATCCCGGCCTTGTCATCCGGGTTATAGGGCAGATAAGCGCGGTTGGAATTGTTCGCCTGACCCCAGAAAGTTTCGAATCCTTGGATCTGCTTTGGCGTGACCAAGAAGGGCGCTTTCGGTTGCAGCGCCACCAGTTCCGTTTGGGCCGACCGCCAATAGTTGTAGAGCCGCTGCGGGTCTTTCGCGTGGCGAATGACGCTGGACCGATAGACCTTATCGTCAACCGGCAATTCCTCGCCCATGACGGCAACAACGGGGATGAACTTGCTAGCCACCTCTTGCGGGCCTTCCAGCACTTCCTTGCCGCTGACCTTGGCCCACATCACCTTGCGCGTCGTGGCCTTGCGCTTGCGAACGACATTCATCGCCGCGTTGGGCTTTTCGATAACAGTGCCGTCAGCCATAAGGCCGATCTCGGTTTCCTGTGTCTCAATCCAGAAGTATTCGCCCACAACAACGCTGTCGGACCCGTGCCAGTGGTGCAGCCCATCGTTTTCCGCGTCGTGGCCAGCGTCCACCACGATTGCGTCGGGGTATGCCTCGACGAATGCCTCGCGCGTCATGCTTTGGGTGACAAAGCACCAATTCGCATCTTCGCGTGTCGGGGCGCGGGCTGCGGGGTCGAAGTAAACGCTGAACGGATTAGAAATGCGCTCAATCCGCACTTCCTGCGTGAATGAATAATCGTCTTCCCAATCAGCCCGGACGCGCCAGAACCCCATGCCGCAAGCCGCAGCACTCTCTGCCGCGCCCTCGTAGGTATTGGTTGCGCCTGACTTGTATTCGATCTGCCGAACAAGACCTTCGATGATTTCCGCCGCATCGTCTGACGCGCCGTCGTCACCCGGCAGAATGTCAATCGCGGGGTTAAGCCTGCGAATGTCGCCTGTGACTTGGCGCAAGAACTGCGGCAAGCGGTTGATTGTCAGGCATGGCCGATTGCTCGCTTCACGTTCCGCGCGCACATTCTCCGGCCACTGGCCTTCCCCGACAAGGTGTTGCAGATCGTCCAGCGCGTGTTCGCGGTTTTCGCGGTCTGCGTCGATTGCCTCGGCAATGCGGTCCCGCGCCTGCTTGACGATTTCGCCATCGTTCATGCGCTTAACCATCCGCCGCCACCGCGCCGCCCCTCTTTGAACCGGGACGCATCCGGCACACTGTCGACCATATCCGGGAACAATTCGGAGAACGCCCAGACCAGCGCGTCAACGCGGTCTGGTGAGCCTTCGCCCTTGTATCCCTCGTTCGTCATCTGGCACATTTGCGCCTCCAAATCTGGGAACTGGCCCACGTGGCGAATGCGGCCTTGCTCGTAGAGCGCCGCGATGGGTTCCGCCCGGACGTGCTTGCCCTTGGTCGCTCTGACCTCGATGACGTTGATATTAGGGGCAATGGTGCGGATCGTGTGCGCTACCATGTCGCCACCTTGGTTGACCTCGACCACAATGCCGTCAGCCATGTATTTGTGCGCCATGCTGATTGCCGCCTGTGCCCATTCGTGCGGCGCGCCTGACATGGTTGCATCTTCGATAAGGTATCCGACCTGATCCGGCCCGACCCCCGCAACCATAATGCCGTGCTCGTCGCTGTCTTCGGTGTTTGTCACTGCGGGATCCACTGAAACCACCGTGCGGCCCATTTCGGGCACTTTGCGTTCGCGGTATGTGTCAATGGTTGACTGCCGCCAGATTGCGCCGGGAAGGTCGCCTAGAATTTCCGCCTCAAGTTCCTGCCGGCCCAAACGGGTGCCAGCGTATCGGGCTGTGATGCGGTCCAGAAAGCTGGGGGCAAGGTTTGCCCGGTTGTCCATCGTGCGGCCTCTGGTCAGGTGAACCCTGCCCTCTTGGCCTGCGACGATTGCCTTGATGATTTCAATGGCGCGCGGCGTCGTCGTGATAATCTGCCTCGGATCCAATGCCGTGCCGCGCATGGTAAACTGCAACATGTCCCACAATTCGCGGGCGTAGCGATACTTTGCCAGTTCGTCGACCCAAGCCGTGTCGAACTCAGGGCCGCGAAGCTGGTCAGGCTCCGTGCCGTTGTATCCCAAAGCCTCGGCCCCGTTGGGCCATGTGATCCGCACCGGGCGGTAACGAACTCTTGGCCGTTGGTCGTCGGGGTAAAGTTTCAGCAACCGCCGAACCATCACCTCCTCCAAGTCCTTCTGCGTTTCCGCCACAAGCGCGATTGACCGCGCGCCTTGCTCCACCCGCTCTTTAATGAAGTTGGCCCCGGTTTCGGTCTTACCCCATCCGCGACCGGCCAAGCACAGCCATATGTCCCAATCACCATCGGGCGTGATCTGGTCTGGACGTGCAAGAAAGCCCCGCCAATCGTATAGCAGGGCCTCGGCTTCTTTGTCTGTCAGCTTGGCCAGAACTTCGGCCCGCTCTGCCCTACTCAGGCGCGCTAGGCGTTCGGCTGTCGATTGCATCGAGAAGTGCGGCCAACTTTGCCGCGCCCTTTCCTGTTTCTTCGGTCCTGATCGGGTCCATATCCTTGTCGCCACCAAGCGCCAGCTTATCGCCATAGATCTTTGGCAGAGCCTTGCTCATGAGCCACTTTCGCGTGTCCGTCCGAAGTCTCGACCGCTGGATGTGATCGCCATTGAGCGCATAGCCCGCGCCGCCATCGCCTTCCCGCTCCATCCAATCGTTTGCAGCATCGTCCGCAATTTCAAGCAATTCGTCGGCCATCGCGTGATAGCCGATCTCCCTAGCCTTTGTGTATTGCGCGGAAAATCCTGCGGTGTCGTCTATCGCCCACCCGCGAACTGTGCTCTCAGGCGGCATGTCTTCGGCCTTGCATATCGCGCGCAATGAACGGCCCTCGGCCAAGTTGAGAAGGATAGCCTCGGCAATCTCCGGCGTGTGTGCTGTTGGACGGCCTGCGCGCATGGGCTGGCACCTCCTGTCATGTTGTGGTTTCAGGCTTCCCGCCTTGGAGGTAGAGCGCGGACCAGTTGCTAATGCCCGAGGGCTTGGTCTGCTGTTGCTGTTGCCCGCGCTCGGCTTGGTTCACTGCGCACAATGGACCAAGCGGAGGGCGGCTAAACGCAAAAGCGCCCGATCTTTCAACCGGACGCGAATAGCACTAG